ATCTATAATAGATATTGATTCATCAAGATTTGAGGTAAATTTTGATTATAAAGAACTTCCTAAAGAGCTTATTAATAAAATAAAGCAATTATAAATAATAGCCGTAAACGGTATCTGTATTAATATCATAAGTTGACCAATCAATAACAGCTTGTACTTTTTTAGTTTTTTTATACATTTTTTTCTAAGTTAAATCAATAAAAAACAGTTTTGAAAAAACTGCGTGTGGCAATTTAATATAACGTAAATTATAACGACAAGAGTCCTTTACGATTGTCTTATAATGTATGACGTTATGTTTCATTGCTTTGGTTTTTTTGTTTAAATTTGTCGGTCTTTCAATTCAAAAGAAAGGAAAATAATTGTTTTCTATTTCAGAAAATAAATTTACTTTCGTCCCGTAGGGTTTGAATTGCTTAAACTCATATTGTAAATATAACAATTTTTTATATACGATGAGGTAATTTTATTTAAAAACCCCATCATTTCTGACATGGCTTTGTTAAATACTGTTTACACTAAACGGTTAATTGTAAACACTATTTTACAACTCCATCAACTCATTAACTGCAATCTTACCACCGTACACAACTCCACAACCGATAACAGGCTTCTTACCTGCTTTAGCATACGACATCGCATAACTATCGTGGTCTATTCCGCAACCTACTTGCATACCAAACACTTTAAAGTTAGCACCAACAAACCATTCCGTATATGCCTGAGTGTGTAGGTGACCTTGTACTGTTGACATCATATCAGCTCTACATTTAGCCTTAGCCGTTCCAGCTTCACCGTGAACGTATTGAACATCATCAACTACAACTCTATGTGTAAAGTTCCAGTTAGGCGTTTCTAGTACTTCTTTATACGCTTTAATCCACTTGGTAGGTATTCCCCCCGTTTGTGCCTTACGCATGATTAAACGGTCATGATTACCTATTGTAACATCAGCGTTTGGAAATGCTTTATACCATTCATCGATCTTACTAATTGCTAAGTCTAATTCTTGACCTCCTCCTAATCCATCACTATCGGTTTCATGATATGACGAATAATGGCAGTCGATAACGTCACCTATAAATATAACCTTGTTACATTGGTGTTTACTGTAAACAGATTTACAAAACTCCAAATAACCATCTAAGCAGAAAGGTTCGTGCAAATCACCAATAACTAACACCCTTGTTTCGTCTTTCTGTCTATGCTTTAATATTAGATTGTACTCACTTTCGTTTAATCGTGGTCTATACTCCATAGGTTATAATTAAAAAAACCTTCATTAAGAAGGTTTAAAGGTTAAATATTCGGGTAAAGTATCTTACCTTGTGTGATTACTTGACCTTTGGTAACTAAAGGTAATAACGTTCTCCATGTGTGACCAAACGTCTTTTCAAAGTGTGGTGCATCCTTAAACGATTTCCAATCACCACCCCAAACCCAACCTTTCGATTTAAAGTAATTAACTACCTCAGTCCATTCAGGTGTTTTGTCTTTATCAATATCCTTTACTAAACTCCATGATGCCTCTTCAAATGTACCGTTTCCATCGTTATCATATAGAAGTACAATGTCAAAAGCTAAACCGTAATTATGAATTGACTGCCATTTATCCGCATTAGTTACTTTAGGTCTTTTCAAAAACAAAGCGTGTTGTTCTTCAGCAGTTCTAAGTACATAAGCAAATCTAAGTCTGCAATTTTTAGGAAGCATTGAATTGATTTCTAGGTATTGCTCACGAAGTTCCTGGCGAATCTTTGGATGTGCAAACTCTATTCTTTCTAAGGTTATTTTATCCATAACTATTTACACTTAATTGTTTACAGTAAACAAATTTGTTTACACTATCTTCTTATATAAACTTTTGCCAAAGCTATAATTAATCCTAATACAAAACAAATAATTAACACAATCCACGGAAATTTATATTTTGCCTTCTGTATTTTATACTCAGTTTTCACCTTATACTTAACAACTTCAATTGAATCTCGCTTTATCTTGTATTCAGTCTTTACTTGATACCTCGTCTTAGGTACAAATACTTCATTATAACGCACTATTGTATCGTACTTGGTAACATACTTCACCCATTCGTTATTAATGAAGATAGAATCAATCTTTTGAATCTCGATTGTATCGGAAATAGTTTCACATCGTAATCCTTTCTTAACCGCTTTACCGTAATGATACGAAGCTGAGCAACCAGTCATAAATATTAACCAAAGCAATGAGATCAAACAAGCCCAAATAAAGGCTATTAAATGTGTAAAATTTACTTTCATTTCTCTATTTTTTTAGCTTGTGCATCAATTAATTTAGAACCGTATGCAAATCCTATCAAAGTAAGCCATACATCCAACCTAAGTCCTTGTTGACAAAAGTCTATAATTGCAAATGATATAGCCACAACAAATGACACGAACATTGTCAGCTTCATTCTATCCCACTTCCTTACACCGTTAACATCTTTCTTTAACGTATCGTTTATTATATCTCGTAGCATACTTTTATTTTCTCAGGAAGAACCGCTACAACTTGAGTTGTCTCAATAACGTTTGTACTTAGTCCTTTAGTAGGTTGTAACGTTCTAATTTGGTCTTTATAGCAGTCATTTAATAACGCTTGTATCTGCTTAACATCGTCTTTCGTGTCTTGCAAATCGGATCGAGTCCAAAAAATTACGGTTAGAGCAAGTGGTATAACTCCAAATTTAATTGTATAATCTATTAGTTTGTCAGGTGTCATTTTTTAATATATTTATTCAGTTCTTCATTAGCCCACTTAACCACATCTTTATCCTCCCAAGTTGTTGTGTAGCTAAATCCATTCAGCACCACGCCAAATTTAGCACTTTCAGTTGATAATACTATTTCAATATTACAAGTCTTTGATGTAATACTATCGTTAACCGCTACTACATTAATAACGGGGTTGGTAATTTCTGTTTTAAATTGCTCGAATTTATATGTCATGATAATACGTTTGAAGTTGATAAAGTCATTGTTCTGCAAGATAGGTAGTGGCAATTAGCACCCGATTTAGCTAATGCATAAAACCAACCCGTACTATTTGAACCTAAAATCCAAGCCCTCGTAGTGTCGTATCTTGGTGTTGTTGATGTCCAATAATTTAAATCTGTATTTAGACTGAATGGGGCGTAATTAAGGACTCCTGTTGTAGCGCTTTCATTTACAATATTCTCTAACTCTTTTCTATTTGTTAGCCTCCAACCGCTAGAAAAAGTACCTATAGTACGAGATAAAGAACTATCAATAGCTGTATTCCACACTACATTCGCTCCATTATTAGTCTTACTATAAGCAAGTAAAGTAGTTCCATTCCATGTTGACCAATCTAAAACTATTGCAGTCGCATATGTTTGACCGCCTAATATATCAGTGAATCTATTTGTCGTTGTGTTTATTGTAGCTGCTCCACTATTATGTAAAGGTGCAGTATCTAACACAAGAAACGAAGTCGCTCTACCCGCTTCAGTATCTCCATCATCACCCGTTCTGTATGAAGTAGTTTGCCCCGTTTTGATTAACGTTGCAGTACTTCGTGGAGTAGGTGTAGGCGCATCAGGCAGCACCACCTGAAAGTCATTCCCGACTTGTGTAACGCTTGTTGGAGTTACTACACCACCTGAATCAGAAAGTTGAATATCAACAGTTGCGCCACTTGTAACAGTTCCCTCAGTTGTTCCGTTTACTTCTAAGGTGGTGTTGGCACATACAATAGGATTAGGTACAGTAACCGTAACGCTTCCACCACTCAGAATCGAACCGCTTTGAATATCCGTTCCGTTAACGTATTCAACTAGATAGGTGCTATCAGGAGCAGTTATATCCTCACTCCCTTCAGCTAGTATTGGTGTAGTACTTATCGTTGCTCCTAGAGTATCTTTTAACACCGCAGTACTATCTTGAATAACTTGTGTTTCAGTTACACCACTTGGAATAGCGTTTGAATATAATTGATTACCTAATGAATCTTCAATGACTTGTGTAGCATCGGCACAACTTGGTGTAGGTATAGGAGTTGCGTTAACTGGAACGGTACATCTACCATGTGAAGGAATCTCGAAACGTATATCCGCAAAGTAACCAACTAAGTTATCTAATTCTTTATCGCATCCAAATTGACCAATTGGATCTTCAACAATATTAATATCATCCACCCCGTAATCATTCCACCAAACTCGAATATCTCTAAGGATTAAACTTGTATCGTTTGCATTTTCCCAAACGTCTAAACGATCATCGTTGATACGCTCATAAACATACACTCTTAAAGTGTGTACATTCATAGCTCTATTTACAGCAACATCAATAGGCGCAACGAATAACAAAGGATAAGTATTTTCTTCTGTTATGTATGCGCTTCTATGGTCGTCCGCTTCAAATATAACACGACCTTGTAGTTGACCATGACCAACTGCAAAGTCAGTTATAGCGTCTTTAATAGTTATGAGTGTATTTATAGCCATTCTGTATCGCTTCTAAAATTTTGCTCTCTGTCGGGTGCTGAAATCTCGTTATTAGTATCAGCCATGTAAACGGGGAAATTATCTTTGTTTAACTCTAGGAACGCTCTCATGTTTCCTTCGTGTACCTTTGCAAACTTCAATACGTTTGTTCGGATATACTCCACCGCTTGTATTCCCTCACTTGCTGAATAATCACCGCTTTGAGATTGAACACCTTTGTTTGATACTCTGAATGATAGATTAGGAATAGCATCATAAACCGAATAGAAAGCCGTAACGAATTGCACGAACTCAATTAACTCATCTTCTAAAGGAACGGTTGTACCCGCATTAAATTTAGTCAATAAGTCATTCGTAAAGTTGTACCCTAATATCGGTTGTATGTACGTCTTAACGCTTAATGCGATATATGGCGCAAGGTCTTTAGCATCTACGTTTTGTGTGATGTTAGTATTCGTCTTTAGAAATTGCTCTGTTACAAAGTAAATCATTCTGAGGCTAATAATTGGTTAATAGTATCTTGGTCTATTCCGTATGCTGCCAAACGTGTACGTGCTAATGGTTCTGCTAAACGACCCTTTGAGAAATCTCTCATTATTCTCATCATATCCATGTTATCCTTTGCGGATAAGCCTCTCAAATTTGCATTGCCCGTATCGGTTAACTGTTCCGCTTGTGGTTGCCCCGCTTGTGTTGGTGGTGCAATTACACCCTCTTGAACGTTACCAAGTAAACGTGTTGCGTCAACTGTTGAGAATCCAAATATCAATTCAAGTAATGCAATCGCAGAACCTCTATCTGTTAACCCTTGTGCGACTGATGTTTGAATTTGTATAATACCTTGAACACCTCCAACACTTCCTTTAAGCTGCGCTCTTGCTTCAGCTTCTCTGTCAATCGCTACTGGCTCACCACCATTTGAAACAATACCACCCTCTAACATATCTTTAACCGTAAGTATATCCGTTTCATTTATTGTTAGTTCACAAGGTACACCGCAAATTGTAGCCAACTCATTTAGGAAATCTTGTATAGTTTCTCTATTAGAATTTACCCATAGCTTCTTAAACTGTTCAGCACTAAACTCAATCTCTTCAGTCGCTCCCAAACTTCCCGCAATCCTAACACCCATTAAAGCAGGGTTTAAATTGTGAGATATAGCCACCTCTTCTTTATATTCCTTGCTCGTTTGCTCGAACAAAGCATGGTTATCTGTTGTGCTTACAATATCAACTTCAGGTAGATTATCTTTACCATTCGCTTCTACCTTCATTGCACGACCGTAGTTCTTAGCCCCTTTAGCATTTTGACGCATACCACTTGACCAAACATCACGCTCATCGGGTGACATTATGTAAGGGTATTTGTAGATAACACTCGGTTGTATTCCGTTCTCAATTGCGCTCTTATGAAGCAAAGCAATATCAGCTCCTACCTTTTGCCAGTTTGCCGAAGAAACCCAATCAGGCATTCCGTAAGCACGAAAACCACCTACCCAATTTTTAAGCTCCAAAACTTGCCACTCATCCGTATTACCAATTTTGTAAGGTGTGAAAATAAGTTGACTAGTTGACCTGGTCCAATCTCTAGAATAGAAATAATGTGAAGGCGTATCGTTAAACAAACCGACCTGGGCATTTCTTATGCTTTCAGGATCAACTAATTTGAAATGGGTGTATTTCTTGTATTGTTTTGAATAGTGAACAAGCGCAATTACTCGACCATGCTTAACAAAATCTAGAACAACATTCTCACTAGACTTCTTAAATTTAGACATCGTTTCAAATTGCTTAATAGCTATCTTTTCCGAAACATCTAAAGAATCGTAATCGTTCCATTCATAACCGTTACCAATTACGCTGTACTTTTTAAAGTTGCAACAAGCCTGGTGCATTGGTGCTGAAATGTATAACTGATTTAAAATCATCGGATACAAATTTTGCTCCCCAAACCACACTCCGCCCGTTCGATTAACGTAATCATCAACGAATGGCTGTGATAAATCTTGACCCTCAGTATTGATTGTTCTAAAACATTCTAATTCCTTATTCTCTACTTGTGGTGTAACCGCTTTACTAAACCAACCCATATTAATTTCCTATTTGTGCCGTAACGACAATAAAACCTTTCTGTAAAATCCTGCCTGTTGTTTCTGCAACTACCAAAGTAGGCAATGCGCTTTCATAAACGCTATATGACCATTCGCCTTCAATCAAATAAACCTCACCATCTAAGGCTATTGGATTAGTTGTTTCAGTTATGATAATTAGATCGTATCGAATATTTGAAGTAGCTTGAAGTGAACAACTAACTGTTGAACCATCTAAATCGAATTTGTTTGTGAATACGATTAGATAGTACGGGTTATTAACTTGTGAACGCTCCGACAAAGTGACACAAATATTGTTAACCGTATTTTTTTCTATGACAAAATTACTCATTACTTTATATGTACAAAAAAAGGGGCTTGTTTGACAAACCCCTCATTTTAATGCAAATTAACTTTTTAAACAGCTGCTACAAGCAAACCAGCAATTATTGCACTATCCACTTGGTACATCATGTGACGCTCGTTTTCTGAGGTCAATGTTACGGGCATTTGTTGACCCGCTGCACGTGTGTTATTAGTTGTTGCTGAATTAGCCGATAATCTCAAACCTTGGTCACTTCCAAGCATCCACCAATCATCATTGTTATCTTGAACAACTGCGATTAAATCTCTACGCCCCGCAGCTAGTAAGCTAATTGCATTACGTTTTCTTAAATCAATTCGTCTAAATCCTAACTCACAAGTTTGAGAGTAAGAATGTGTATCTGCTACTAAATCACCCGACCAATCTTGACTGAACATTGAAGTGTCTTTAGGTAAAGGGAAATCTTCAAATTTAGTTCCAACTGTTCGTGTAACCGCTGTTACTTCGCCATCAGTATCAGGTGCTGAAGTTGCTGTTACGGTTAATCCCGTTACATCTTCAAAAGAACCGATAAGCGCACGTTTAATTGCTCCGAGGTTATTATCCCCGCAGTCTTTAGGTATTCCCACTAATGGGCTACAAATTGCCATATCTTTCTATATTAAATGATTAAAAAATAGGAGGGCTTTTACACCCTCCGTTTATCAGAAGATGTGGAAATAAATCTCTTCAGCGTTTGTATAAGATGGTTGGAATTTGAAGTCAACACGTACACCAACTTTACGGTCAAGTGTAGTTTTCATAAAGTCAACAATATTAAATCCTAATTCCTCATCCATCAAGTCCATTACGTTTACTAAGTTTTCCCAGTATGTAGCAATGATAACGTTATCAGAAGCACCATCAGCCTTGTAGATTGGTGTACCTTGGAATGTTAAAGTTACATTCTCAATGTAATACAATCCACTTGCTTTGTTATCTGCAACAGCATCAGCCAAAGCGTCATAAACATTTGTAGAAACGATATAAGTAAAATCTTTCTTACGTCTTACTGCTTTAGGCAATACGTTACGTGCTTGCTTTAATTTAGCAATAACGTTTGCATCTGTGATAGCTGAAGCAACACCACCGTTTAATGCAGTTGGAACAAGAATGTTCAAATCAGCAGCCATCAATACTTCTAATCCATCAACACCATTTGCAGCAACTGTTCCTGTAAATGTGATTTCTTCCATTAACTCAGTAACTTGTGCGCTCAATTGCTCAAAAAAGAAGTTCATGAAAGCAAATTGTTGACTAAAGTTATTAGAACCTTTTGCTAATTGGTCAGAGAAAAACGCAATCTCTAAAGAACGTACATCGAATACAGTACCGAACATTAAAGGCTTAACTTCGTATTCTTTTTGTTTAGCAGTTGTGTTATCAGGGTTGAAAGTTGTAGCACCCGCTTTGATACCAACAGATGAAGCATCCAACGTACCTAATTTAACACGGTCTTTGACACCCAACAATTGACGGAATTTAGAACGAGTTTTCTCGTCACCAATCATAGCTTTACGGTAGTACTCCGTTGCGTTAGTAGTGTAATCAGCAGACGCATCAATTGTCATAGCCATCTCTACTTCTTTACCTTCAACATCTGAAATGTTACCAAAGGATTTCTTTGCGTTGTTGAAATCGTCTTTTGAAAGAGTGATTTCTTTTCCACCTAAGTGAAAAGTTAGTTCATTTACTTTTGACATTTTATTTTTGATTTTTGATTGAATTAATACCATCAGAAATTACTCTCCATAACGGGCGCTTTTCTGACATCTCAACAGGAAGTTCCTCTAATTTAGGTGCTTCCAATTCACCTTTTAACTTTGCAATTTCACCCATAAGGCTTTCTTGAGCAGCTTCTAACTTTGCTAATCTGTCATCCTCAACAATTGGTGCTTCTTCAACGATTGGTGCTGGTGTTTCTGCCATTACTTCCAAAGGTTTCTCTTCCTCAATTGCGGGTGCTTCACATAAGCCCTCAGCTACTTGTTCAACTACTGCTTCTTGTTCGGGTGTTACTTCTTTCTTTTCGACAACTACACCATCTTTAACGATGTATATTGTGCCATTGATTAAGTGTTCACCGTCAGGAAGCAAGATTTGTTCTTTCTCCATTTTACTTAATTTAACTATTGATAAATTTATTAGTGCTTCTATTGAATAAGCGTGTTTTTTATTTGCTTTAATTTCATTCTCCCAATAACCCTTGTCAGTTACTTGTGATAGGACAAACAAAGTTCCGAATGGTAATTTACTAGAATCGAATCCGTATTGGGTGTATGCTTTATCATTCTCACTTTCTGAAATCCAACTATCTAAAACATAGCTAGGTGCAACACCGCCTTTATGAGTATCTTTAAATAGATCGTCTTTTTCTAGCGTTCCATTAGACAAAGCTATTTCGTGCATTTCTCTAATCGTTTCAGATGAAAAGCGCATATTGTAACGACCTATTTCGTCATCTCTAAATATATCTTTGTCAGGAACAAGTAAAGGGGCGCATACTTGCATTAACTCATCTTTCGATAAGTAAGCATTTAAAGTAGTTGCTTCGTAATCGTCTAGTCTTGCAGTAACTTGTGGTACAAATCCAACTCGCCTAACTTCGCCATCTTCGTAATCTTCAAAGTAGATTTGACGCTTCCATTTATGACGGCAACCGTAAGAACCTTTGTAATCCCAAATAGAATAATTACCAAACTCAGGGTTGCTCAATCCGTTCTTGATTTCCTCTTCAGTATAAAGTCTACCTAGTGAAAGCACCTCCGAACAGAACGATCTTGTTTTATCATCATTAGGTCCTGTATATTCATAACGAACAAGCCATTGACCTCCTCCACCTTTCTTTTGAAAATCGTTATAACTTTCAGAATCTTCAACACCTAGATTAATTGAACGCTCCGAAAGATAAACTTCTTCACTTACCTCAGTCCAATTACTAGGTTTAACAACTCCACAAGATTTTAGGTATTCTAATATTTTAGCCTGTACTAATTCATCAGCTACAAGTCTAGGGTCGTGTGCGTTAAGATAAACACCAACCTCTTCAATAGCAGGGTCGTTAACGTATGCGATATTACGCCAACCGAAAGCGGGTTTAGCACCCTCTCGAATTGGTTTTAACGTCACATAGTAAGTCGCAATTTCTGCCATACATACTATATGTAGAAAAAACTTATTTGTTTGATTTTATATAAGATAATTGATTAAATGCTAGGTAAAGATTTTGGTCTAGCACATCGTTAAACTTTGTAATATCGAAATCACTAAGCATATTTAAAACAACCATCCATTGATTATCTCCTTGCTTTGCCCTTGTTTTCATTTCTAAATCATATTCCGCTTTTTCCTCTTCATTTAACTCATCAACTTTCACATCTGCGTAAGGGTCTGAGAATAATTCATAGCTATTAAAAAACGTTTCACGAAATTTATTATACTTTTTACAAGCTCCTAAAATCTGATTAATTGGTAACTCATCAATCAACTCACTTCGATAATCTATATTCACAAGTTTGTAATCTTCAATGATATGGTCGTACATACCTCCACCACTTTCAGACAAGTAGATAGTCGAAGCTATTTTAGATATATTTTCGGTGAATCCATTAGATACATATTCCTCTAAGTTAATGAATTGTCGAAGTGTTAATTTAGTAAACGGTTGTAAAGTTAAACTAACATCATCTATTAGTATAGTTTCCGAATACCTATCCGATACTTTGACTTTCGTTTGTGCTATTTTATAGGCACTTACTAACTTATCAACTCGCCATGTTTGAACGTCAATAGGATCTAAATCATCAACAACAGAAACAAGGTGTATCATCTTATCAAATACACCTTCTAACTGTTCTGAATTAATTTCTTTATACTGTCTTGTCAGAAGCATCTATAAGACTTTGTACATATTCAACGTACTGTTTAGACAAATCAAATATTACGGGGCTTGCAATGTCAGCCGTAACTTCTTTACCGAATAACTCCGCTTTGTACTTTAAATGTGCATCGGTATAATGTTCTGTATTAGTTAACTGAACATCTTTGTAAACAACTGCAAACGCTTTATTTCCCCATGCTCCACCACTTCTTGCTAGGTTTTCAATCTTCGCTATATCTTGCGCTGACAAATACAGTTTGCCATCTTCTAACTCACAAGCGTATTCTCTACCATTAACCTCAATAATAGGTTTAATCTCGTTTGTTATTTCTGTAATTTGTACACTTTGCACCGCTTCACCGAACATCTTTAACGGTATAACCTCTACAAGTTCTTTACTCCCTAGAATAGATAATACCTCTAGCCATCTATCTGCATGGTCTTTTTTAGTGTCAGCTTCTAAAATATGACTAATCTGTGCTAGTTCATTCAACGTAACCTCACTCCCAAGGTTGCGCAATTGGTAATCATTACCTTTTATCTTTAATGTTTTCATTACGCTAAAGTAACTTTATTATTCATCATTTGCAACTCATTCCCTTTATCTTGTATATCATGGTAATCTACAACGATAACTTTCTCACGCTTAGAACTACTTTGAGCCGTTTGTTCCGCTGAATTATTCAAGTTCATTTGAGGTGTTTGCGAGGCTTGTTGAATACCACCCATTGAAGGCATAGAAGCACCACCCATAGAAGCACCACCACCACCACCCGAAGCACCACCGTTATACTTAGTACTTGCTATCTTTGCAATACTTGATGCTGTTGTCGCAATCGCAAACGCTAAAGAGGCAATACCCGCAGGTGATGGTATCGGACCTATTGCGATAGGTGCTTGAGCAAGTGACGAAGTAATTGACTTGTAACCATCAACAACTGCCATAGCTAAGTTCATAGCTTTTTGAACGTTGAATTGTCGCTTTGCTCTTGCTTCTTTAGACTTTTCGTCTTGCTTACCTAGACTATTCGATATAGTGAAAATCGTTTCAGCTAGTGCCACAACTGAATCTCTATACTGTTGTTCAATCTTTGCTTTAGTAGCTGCTTTCTCTTCGGCTTGTGCAACCTCTTTAGCTGCAATTTCCTCATTCTTTTTAGCTATTTCGTCAGCCGAAGCAATAACGGCTTGTTTTTGTGTTTCCGCATCGGAGGCTTTCTTATCCGCTGCATCTTTTTCTAGTGCTGCTTTTTCATCTAAATACTTTTTATCTAGTGCTAATTCAGCCGCTAATGATTGTTGTTTAAGTATAAATGCTAACTTATCTTTTTCTGCTTTAAGTAGTTTTTCATTAGCTAAAGTATCAGCAATTAAACGCTCATATTTTATTCTGTTTTCTTCGTATTCCTTAAATTGTGCGTCTTTTATCAATTCAAGCTCAGCATCTTGAATAGCTCTTAACGCTGCTAATCTGTCGGCTTTCTCTTGCTTACGTCTATCACTTGCTGCCTTTGCCGCTGCTTTATTATCCGCTGCTTGTGTTTCGTTTTTCTTCTTGTTATCCGCTACCTCAGTTGCATTGATTACCTCAACTTCTTGTTTAGCTTCGTGAATACCCGCTTTTAAATCCGTTATTGCTTTACGAATCTCATCGGCTTTCTCCTTAGTTAAATCGCCAGCCAATTTTAGCTGCTCCATTTGAACACGTAACGCTGCTATTTGCGCTCTTGATGTTTCAATGATAGCGTATTGCTTTTGGCGTTCCATCTCCACAACATTCTCACCCGCTATTCCTGCCAACTTAATCTCATGGTCGTAACTATCTACAACCTTGTTTCGTTTCGCTTCGTGGCTTGCTGCTATCTTTTCTTGTGCCGCTGCTTGTTTACGTGCGCTTTCTTCAGCTGCATAGTCAGTTAAACCAATCCAATCTAGAAAGTCTTTAAGTTGTTGTATTACCCATCCAATAGCCTTTCCTACTGCATTGAATATATCTTGAAGTATTCCAAGTTCATCTAACAAAGCTATAACTGCTGCAATAATAGCACCCACCACCGCAACAATTAAGAATAGTGGATTAGTTAAGATTGTTTTACCAATCGAAACGAAAGCCGAACCCATTTGTTTTAACGAGCCTATCGCATCTTTGAATGTGATTGACTTAGAAGTTTGAGCAAATAGTTTAGCACCATTCGTTACACGATCAAAATCCATGTCACGTAACCCCGCCCCAATTTCACCTAATGAATTAGAAACCGCTTCATACTTCGACCCCGTAGCAAATACCGCAACTTGCTCATTAACTTCAGCCATTCTGTCTTTAAGGGCAGCGGCTTTTTGATTGAGTTTGTCAAATGCTTCCGTACCAATTTCGGCTTGTTGAAGTTGTTGGATTGTTTCCCGTAGTTCAGCCTTTAAACTTTTAACGGGTCTATCGTCTACGTCAACTTTGATTTTAATTGTGTTATCTGCCATCGTTAAATTATTTTTGCGCTAAAACCATAGTCAATAAACTTTTCAACTGAGTAGGCTAATGCAGTATCAATTGACTGTATTTCAGTTTCCAAGATATTCACTTCAAATGCATTCGTGTTTACGTTTGTCACTAACTCATTACCCTCTGAGTATTCAAACTCATTCAAAAACACTTTAGGAGTAACCGTTAAAGTTTGCCCGTTTAAACTTGCGTTAAACTCAATCCGCACATAGCAGTTGTCTAGTTCGATATCCGTTCCTTTGATGAAGATTGATTTTCCTAAAACTATAATTTCCTCACCCGTTTCAGGGTCAATAATTACCTTGTCAATTCCTTTACTTAGTAGTATTCCCATTAGTCTAATCGTTTATATTTTAATATTGAGCCTTTCCATGTTCGTGCAGTTGTGGCAGCTATTGCACTATTTTGTGCAAATTGATATGAAAATGTAGCGTTTGATGAAGCCGTAAATGAAAACATTATTCTTGCACTTGCTAGTAAATCTAAATCAGCAGCATTTGTTCCACTTGCAATAGTTCCTGTTGCATTAGTACCGTTTACATTATAGGCTGTATTTTGAGCAACTGCCGTATTAGATGTTCCTGTAAAAATTCCGCTTCCTTTCATAGTTCCTGCGCTTACTTTGAACCCACTTTTATAATCACCAGCTGCACTATTACAAGAAATAACTATATCCATCATAACCATATAATGCCCACCCGCAACAACTGAAAACTGCAAGTCAGTATCATTAACAAGTGTTGCACTATTCGTAACATCTTGATTCGCACTTTTGACTAATACGCTCCAACCTTCAGGATTAACGGGTGCTTTATCCTCCCATAATCCAGTACTACTGTTATACGTTAATACATCACCATTAGAAGGTGATACAACCGCTACACCCTCATCGTTTTTTATGTTACTTGCCGTTGTTGTTCTAACTTGAATAATACCATTTGAAGCAGCATGAATAACAATAGCTACCATTACAATATTATTTGGAGCAACAGGTGGTGTGGCTGTGAATCCACCCGCAACAGTTGACGAAGCATAAAGAATAGCACCATCTGTATAAGCTGAAGTATTATAGTGTTTTACTTGACCGAAATGTACTACCATTCCATCATCTCCATTAAGTATATTCTCAGCAGTTACCCCCATAACATACTCACTCGGATATGTTCCGTCTGCTAGAAATGGAGTTATAAGTATTCGACCACTAGCACCAAGTGTTCCATTTGCTCTTACTACTGTTCCCTTTGGAATAGTTACTCCCGTTTGATTTTTAGCTATGTATAATGTATCTTCTAATACTCTACCTACTGTTCCATTCATTACAAGTTGTAACGTGTTATGGTCAGTGTCCCAACTTAATGTGCCTTGACTTGTTGGTGTGCTTGTTGGTGTTGTATCGAATCCTATAAATCCAGCATCTAAACCGAACTCACCTAAATCTACATTACCCGTTGCACCCGTATAAGGAACACCACCTCCACCACCTACTACTAGATTACCACTACCCTTAATGGAATCTCCGTTAATTGTTTTTAATTCTGTATAACTCATATTATTAACCAATTAGTACCATCCGAAATAAAAGTTTTGCTTTCATTTGGCACAAGTGTTTGTGTTACTATTCCATCAATTAAATTAGGACTTGTTACGCTTATGTTTGCAGCACTATAATTCTTTACTGTATATCTTTTACTGCCATCATCAAAGAAAGTTGAATCTAGTAAAGTGATCGTTATCGCTGAAGTTGTAGCTACTATCAAATCATCGCTGAATAGTGCCGTATAATTCACATTCATTTTAACAAATGATAATCCCTCACTAATTACCCCACCCACATAAACACCGCTTCTTGTTGGTGTTGTTTGGTCGCCTACTATCTTTGTTCCATTAAATCCAACGGGAACGTTATTAATCGAACCCATTATTTGAACATCACTCGCTAAAACAGTATTAACATCGCCTTGTATCTTAATGCGGTCACCAGCTGCAAAGTTATACTTACCGCTTATTAGAATATCATTACCAAGTCTTATATTCGTGTCACTTCCAACCGTATCAAAGTGTTTGTTAATAACTCCACTAAACGAAACAGTTGTACCTCCAAATGGTCTAAATGGTCGCTTGTATTTTAGTCTTAGCTTTTCATCAGCTGTAATCAAATCAACTTTTGTTATAGTTCTTTTACCTGAGTTATAACCGTATATTTTTGATACAAAAAACCATCCGTTATCTTGAATGTAAATCTTCCAATCTAGTGTCTTTGATAGCTTCTGAAAATCCGCCTCACTTAAATTAAAATAACCAGTTAAGCGTTTGCCTTCATTGATTGTGGTTAACTCTTGTTGGTGGTGTAAGTTGTATAAATAGTTGGTTGTTTGCCCTTGCTGAAATGAATGAAATAATATGTTTGGCGAATCGTAGCAAATACTAAAGTTTGGAATCAAATCATTATCAAACATTGACGTATTATTGTAATCAGTTACCTGAGTAACTTGTAAAGGATTTGGTAGCAAGTCATCGTAAAAAGGATATTGCGATACTGTACCCACTCCATTGTGTAAAAGAACACGAACATTACAATCAGGATTAACACCATTGATTGAAGGTAAAGGTATATTAATACCACTTCCTACACTCGGAGTTGGTGAATAAATTACCTCTCTTTTGTCCGTTCCAACCGTATATTCGTTATCTAGTATCAATGTAGTTTGTCCATAAGTCTCAACAAATTCCGCTTGATAAGCTGCGTTTAATTCGTCTTTATCGTCTTTATATCTATACTCTTGACGTTGCTTAACATCGTTGTTTAGAAACGTAATTGAGTTCGGCTGCGATTCATCAAACTTATCAGTCCAATCCCATTCTAAACCATCGTTATAAAATTTGTCTCTAGTCTTAATAATGATATTAGTTTCATTGTCAGGGTCAGGAACAAATACTAAATTATAGCTATTCTTAATCGCACTAATTAGATCACGTTGTTTAATCTTCTTTGGTATAAAAGCGTTCACATCTACATTGGTCCCGCTGATTAATTCAGTAATATCAGGAATGGCTCTAAATTGTAGATTGGTAATATCAATATCAAATTCTAAACGTACTGGGCTACCCGTTGAACTATCTAAAAATTGAACAAGTTGAGTTGATAACGATTGAACACTAAAGGAGTTCATCAATGTATACTGTGGTGAGTTAACAACTTGCGCACCTGTTGATGTAAAGTAGCGACCAAATATTAAAGCGTGAACATCAAACTTTTCGTTTGCATCAAATATTCCCAGGTTAGCAAAAGAGGCATTATTTCCACTCGCTAAAGGTTGCCACCCCGCAGCATAAGGAGTTGTACCCGTACCAAATGAAATTGCAGTTTGACCAGCATCGATATAAGCAACTTTGTTTACATTCGTTGTTGACTGAGCAACTAAACATATTTTAACGTCACATCTTCTTAAACCAGTAAAAAGTCCTCCATCAGCTTCCCAAGCCACACCACCCAAAGCACGAACTTGAATGTTATAATCGTAGTTAGTTAATATCTGAAAGTTTCTACCTTGACCGCCTAAATTAGTTAGGTCATTGTTTACTGTTGACCATTGAGATTGTGCATCTTCAAATATATTTGATAAGTCAATTTTAGAGTTTGCAGCTGTTGCGTAATTGTTCACACTTGTTGCGCTCAGATAATCTAACATTGGTAACCATCCGATTGGATAAGTTGGATTATTTGTATTGTCAATTACATAGTTAGCCGAAGCCATTTCACCACGAACTGAATAAATTTGTTTCAATGAAGCCGCTATTGTATCATCGCCTTGCTTACCATTGTACGGAACAATACGCTTATCCATTTGGATAGTATCTTCATTATATTCTGCAAATGTGAACGTATAGCCATTTGAAGCGAATATCTTTTTAAAATACTCCCATTCATAGATGGCAGGTTTAAAGTCTCTTAGCGTGTAGATATTATCACTCTTTGCGTATTGAGGATAAGTATATCCGCTTGTATTGGACCAACTAGATATTATATTAGCTCGGTTAAAAACATGGCTTAACTCAGGAAATGAAAGCTCAGTCAATTCCTTGTCGCCCATCTCATTGAAGAAATTACTAACCTCATCAAATACGTTTATCTTGTACTTAACTAATTTGTGATTAGTACCTCGAACTTTATTAACTCGGATAACCTCCAACAACTGAATGAAACCCTCGAATACTTCAACACCGTTTTGAATGACTGAAGCACTTGTTTTCTTGTTACGGTCAAATGTATTATTAGTTAAATCAATATCGAATAAAGCACCTAATATAGTTGTATTGTTTTCCGTTCCATCAACTTCAAGTGAACGTGAAGCACCGCCCGTTCTTGCACCGCTTTTAGTTATTTCAGCGAAGGACAAGTCAATAGGAAAATCCGTTCCAATTGGTAAATCAATAAAGCCAGTCTCTAATTGTATTCTAGTCATTATCCGTTTATTTCGTCTTGTACTGACATAGTGAATACTAAGTTAACCTTTCTATCTCGTTGCGTTCTTTTGAGGTGTAGCGGCATCGAAGCACTCGTTATCTTAATAGATTGAAATTCGCCACTATCAATTGATACGAATGCTTGAGGTGAAGATAATAATTCACGCATAAACTGACATTCTGTCTGTGATAGTATGCCCGTATTAACTGTATAAGAAATAGTTTCTTCAACATGATATGTTTCATCTCCGTTATCCGTTGCGTTGTAAGTCCAATTACCACCATCTAATGTACCATACTTCTTTCTAATATCATCTCGTTGTACTGATTGATTCATATACGAACCTTTGTAGAATGGTATAGTAATCCAACTACCTAAACGATCTAAAAACGCTATATCGTAAGTCGTATGTTCGTCGCATTCGTTGTACAAAGTAATCGTTTTAGCTTCTGACTTTACAAGCCCTGTATTAGTTTGGATTTGTACCGTATAGCTTGTTACGTTTGTTAAGTCAATTGTTCCTACAAATGCTACCCATGTACCCGTAAATGTTTGTGTGATTATTCCTGTACTTGGTAAGGCATCGAATAGTATAACATTCTCAGCAAATCCGCCCAATCCATATCTGTATAATGTACCGCCAATATTAAACACGGCATAATGAGTAGCTGCATTATCTAAGTAACAACTTAACCATGTTGATTTCTGTCTACTTATTCCTATATCATCTGTAATCGTTGTTAAGAACTTCTTTGTAACACCATCACAAATATAGTCGGTATGGTCGTAATCTTTGAACGTAAGGAATCCAAACGCTCCCTTGTATGCTTTCTGTATGCTTGTAGTAATTCCGCTTACTGTTGTTTTCTGTCCATCAGCATAAGATGATACACCCGCACTAACTCCACCCGAACCAATCCAAAGTAAATCTAAAACTGTATAGTAAACACCCGCATTTAGAAACACATCTAAAACTGTATGCACACCCTCTAACTCAGGACGAAAGTTAACACCAGGCGTTTGAGCAACTAGAATAACGTCACCCGCTGAATAGACTGGCAAAGTCGCTTGTGCTAACATTGTACGTGTAAATCCACTCGGATTAATAGAAGGCGTACCGAAATCAGCCCATGTAGCAGCACCCGCAAATCCGTAATCCGTAAACGCTAAACTAACATAGTAACTCTCATCAATTGTAACTGTATAACTCATTTGGTGACCCGAAGCAATATAAGCCGTTAACTGTTGGAAGTCATTATACAATTGTGTTTGAACTAATTTAGCTATATCAATCTCACCGTATAAAGTGTTAGGAATTGGTTTTAACTTATACGTTCCAATCACCTCTGAAGTTGTATCGTTGGTTACTGTAATAATATATCTAAAACCTAAATTCGCTTTAACCGTACTATCAAAATAGAAGTACATAGGATTATAAGCGGGTGTTAAATACTGAGGTTCTGCTAGTGTTGTTATTGCCATTATCTAAACATTTGATCTATTTGGTATTCCATGCTAATCGCTGCTATCTTTTCTATTTGGTCTAATACTTTCTCCCTCTTCATAAATGCCTTTGTTAAATCACGTTTAACCTTGCCACCCTTCCACTTTCTACTATAACCCTCATCAACATAGATATAATAAAACGCTCTATTTCCATCTATTTGTAATTCAATATCATTGCTCATTACATCCCACTTCACCTTAACAACCCTAGTTACATTCTTCATTAAACCAGTATCAACTGCGTGTTGTCGTATTATCTCTTTCTTGATTTCAGTATTGAATACTCTCGTTGCCGTTCCTATTCTTCGCCATACATCATTCTGAGTTGCCATAACTTATATGTAGAAAAAATACGTTTGTTAAACAAAAAATCTAGGCGCATCAGGACTGAATGTATTTGTTTGGAAGTAATAACGGCAACTGTCAATTCCGTGATTGTAATTATCAATCGGTTTATTAGTTGCATTTCCATCTCTATCAGTCGCCCAGGTATATTTTCTAAACTCATTGATTAAATTTAGACTGCGTGATGTTACCCTAAGGTCTAGTTCTTGCATTCTTGAAACACCATACACAATTGAATCAGCACCCTTCTTTGCGTCTTGCATCCTCCACCCCAAAGTTTGAAGCTCATCATTGGATTTCATTTCTGCACTATCACCAGTAATTGTAGTATAACGGTCAACACCTAATTCAATCATCTTATTAGAAATGGCTTGGTTTAATAACCCCGTTTGATATATCAATTCGTCTAAATAATAAATGTTATCAGCGTAGTATATTCCTACCAATGCCGTAGGGTCATTACGATAACCGTAATCTAATCCATAACCTAATAACTTAGCATATTCAGGAATCTTATCTACTTGCGACCAATTGTTAAACACAACGCCTTGCAAGTTACCAATCTCACCAAGTCCATAAACTTGCCACCAATTCCACCAATACCCTCTTTGACCTCTTGCATCTTCTTGTTCCGCTTTGGATTTCTTATACATTAAATCCTCAAACGTTGGTTGTGGTATTGCTTCGTTATCTAAGTAAGTCAGTTTTAAGAACTCGCTGTTCGGCTGTTGTAGTATCTCAGTATGCGCCCAAAATTCACTATCTGCATTAAAGTCAATCCAAACTTCTTGCGATCTAATTATTAAAGCATCTGCAATAGGATAAGGAATGTGATTACCCTCATTCAGAAATAGTATATCTCGTTTACCCGCTGCCTTTGCTTTACCAACCGAATCGAATGATTTGAATTGTATCTTTGATTTGTTTAGTGATGTATAGACTAGCTCGGTTGCGTTCCATTGCTCATCCATCCATCTACCCTCATCCATCATAAAGTTTTTGAATATATCAACACAACCCTCTTTTACAGCTGGTAACGTTTCAGCAACTACCGTAACTTTTAAACGTGGTGTTGCTAAACATTTATCGTAAATGATTGGAATGATTCCGTAAGTCTTACCACTAGAAGTTGCGCCTTGAATAACCTTCTTACGGGCTTTCATGGCTAACATCTTCTTTAATGAGGTGGTAACTTCAAATGCCATTATAAATCTCTAATAAGAACTAACATCTTTTCTTTTAAGATAATCATTTCGTCATCATTCCAAATTGACATCCATTTCTGCTCATCTGAAAATGTAGTTTCTTGTGGTTTAGTTAGTACAACCAATCCTTGAAGTATAGATAGTTTATCCATCTTTAATCGAGTAGGCATAAACCGAAGCTCTAACTCATCTTTAACCTCTGCAATCATTTCTCTATCCATTATAAATTGAAGATACGTGGCTCGCCTTTAACATCTAATTCTTTCTTATCAGCTAATCCGTTTAGACGTTGTGTAATTGATGCGTTGTAAATGCTTGCCATACCACCTTCTATTTGATCTTGACGAATCTCTTCCTTACATGCGTAACAGATGTTAATATATTCATCATATCGACCATCTGCATTATCAAAATATTGATTAATACAACCTACTTCTTTTCGTGCATAATTCTTAAATCCTTCAAATGTTAACGGTCTTTCTCTTTCACGATAAACCATTTCACCATCCTTACCTACATAGTCTTGAACTAGAAATGGATTGCTCTTTGTAGCATATTTATACGCTTCAAATAACTCCCACATCTTCTCAGGACTTTCTATGTATTTATACTTCGCCATCTGAATCTTTATCTTTCTTTACCTTAGTATAGCTTACAATATTCTTATGACCATCGTTGTAAAGTTGCTCTAATTTCTCCTGAGTATAGATATGTCCTCCGATAATCGTTTCTTGAAATCCACCACGCTTTCTGATGATGGTGTTTTCTCCTAATTTAATCTTCAGTTTGTACATTGCCTTCTAATTCAAGTAAAAACTCTTTAACTGATACCGCTTTGATATGTGGGAACAACTCACGAAGTTCTTTCAATTTCAGCTTAGTTAGATCAACAACTTTAGGAGTAACTTCTACTCCTTTAATTAGTTTCATTTTGCCTTTCATATTCTTTCAATTTAATTTTAAAATCCTTAATAAGTGTGTATGCTCCATGATGAGATACTTTCAGATACTTCGCTAATCCTCTAACCGTTGTAATTCTCTTGTTCAAGTATAAGTCAATGAATCTCAACTCATGTGGTTCTGCATTAATCTTATACAGTTCGATAGCGTATAATCTGTTTTGATAGTGACTATCGTTTACTTCGTCCTCTTCCATATATATGTTATCATTTATGGTTTCGTTTGCGAGAATCTTATTATTTATATTAAATTCTGAATTATTCCACTTGTAAGTGTTAGACGATACCATACGAATAAAGCCGCCTAAACTCCTTTCATTCGGAATCTTAGCGGCTCTACTTATGCACGTTAAATATATTTCTGTTGTTATATCATCCTTGTTGATTGTAGCGCATTTAGAGGAGTTAGCTTTTACTACGGCTTGTATTTCTTGCCAATTATTAGTAAAGTAATCGTCTATTTGGTCTTTATTCACTCGGCTAATATAAGTAAATATATCGAACAAACAAATATAATTGCAGAAATTATGATAAATGTGTTGTATAGTTGTTTCATTTGTCAAAGGTTTCGTTGTAGTATTGTTCCGCATCGGATAAATCATAATATCCTAAACTATCTCCATATTGAAATGATTGAATTATTTGTACTCTTTCCATTTCTTTGGCTTGTTCAAACGCTTCTGATAAACTAAATTCTTTATAACCGTAAATAATTTCTTCTAAATATTCTACTGCTGTTTTCATATCTCCATCTCATTAAGTTCATCCATAACACCACCCCAATATTGAAAAGCGTGTGAATAAATCTCAGAGTCAAGAAAAGAAATACACTTGTAAGATATATCAATTAACTCCTTACATTGTTCCTTTGCCTTATCAAGTCCTAACCTATCCACCATCTCTTTAGCTTTTAGTTTTGCTTCGGTCATAACTCTCTAATATAATCTTCGTTACTCTGATAGTGGTAGTCCAATGCTTCCTGCTCCATCTCTGACCAATCAACATACTCGAACATAGTCTTTGCTAGAATTTCTAAATTAACCAGGCAACAATCTGATTCATGTACAAAATCAATTGAATGAATCGTAATGTAGTCAGGTTTCAAAGTAAAGTCGCAATAACTTACTTCGATGTCATCGTCTAATCGTATCTCAAATGCTGTTTGTGTTCCGTTAAATCCAAATAATTTCATAGTGTTAAGTTATTATCGTTTGCAAATTCTAATAGTTTTTCTCTAAGGTGTTCAGCCATTGCATATTCGTCTTCACTTGGCTCTCGACCTTGGTAAACATCATGCTTAGTTGTTTCCCTTAATAATGCATCAATCTGCAAAACTGTGTGCTTCCAATCGAAAGCCTACATTGCTAACTTAGCATCCTCTTCTTCGTCAAATTCAATCGTTATTTTCATAATCCTTTTAGTTTTGTTTCTACAAATATAGGTTAAATAATGTTTAGAATGATTCTAAATTACAACTCAGTATCTTTACCAACTTGTTTCATTTGTCTTGCAATATCTTCTAATTGTTCTTTTATTTCACCTTCATACCTTTTACTCATTTTTTTAAAAACCCTTGACAGTTTAATCCACATAATTCTTTCTATTATGTAAGGGATTAAAAAACTATTAAAAAAAATACAATTGAAATAATGGCTAATTCCCAAATAATATAATGTGTCATATCTTAAAAATTAACCCCCCGATTAAAGGGGGTGTTGTTAATACTTATTCAATTACGATAACAAAGTATAAGCGCAATTGAAACTGCGCCTATACGACTGTTACCAGCAATGCCAGTGACACCGCTAAAACAACCGCAGTTGTGATTTAAAGTCATTAAAACGCTTTTCTTGTTTCTCATAATATTCTTGGTCTATTTCAAATCCTACAAAGTTGAACCCGCCTTTATACGCTGCTATCCTACTACTTCCACTTCCTAAATGGGTGTCTAAAATCAAATCATTTGGCTTTGCGTAATTGTGTAATATCCAATCGTATAACTTCACTGGTTTTTGTGTTGGATGAAAAACTTTGTCAGTTCCTTTTGCCATAAAACCTTTATCTAATCCGTGACACCTTGAAAATGTTTTAATGCTTACGTCAAAAGAAGTCCACATTAATTCATTGTTTACACTCGTAACTCCTTCGCCTTGTTTATCCCAAACAATCCACCCTCTACTCACTGGAAGTTTTTCGGCAAAATAATTTCCACCACAAACGATTTGATTTTTTGACACCCTCAACAATTCATTCCAATATTCATTTTCAGGTCTAAATTTATCCCACCTTTTTTCATTGTATAATTGTGCAAATTTATTGCCTTTGTTTAAGCTACTTGTTGTGCTTATTTTACTATCAATCCCATAAGGCGGGTCTACAATAGCTAAATCAAAGTAGTTATCAGAAAAGCGTTTCAAACCCTCTACACAATCTTCCAAATAAACCTCCGAAGTAGGCACTGCTGGTAACACGTGCTTTGCAAAAGCGGGGTTTTCTGTTTTCAAAGAAACATTCTCGTTAAATATATCATTCATCTTTCTAATTAAGTTTAGTGGTTAAAAGCCCCACCTTCGCAAAGCTGCGGAACGTTACCTACCTACCACGCTCCAAATTGAACGTGGTAATAAGTAGGTTTACATTCTCGTTATCTCAAAATGGTAAATCATCATCCGCCTCTGTACTCGGTGCGCTTTGGGTTGCATCCGATAACGTACCTTGTGCTTGGTGCATCTTTAAGTTACCAAAGTAGATAGGTTTCATATCGCTATCTTTAGGCTTCGATAATTGTAACGCTGCATGGTTACCGTATTGGTCGGCTTCATCGTTAATCCAAACTGTGACATTAACGTACACCTTGCCGTTCTTTTCTGATTTCGTGAAAGCTGGGTGACCTGCTTTGAATTGCTCTGATAAATCGCTCAAACACATTGAGCCGTAAAGTAGTTTACTCATAATAATATTTTGGTAATTGTAATGTAATAACTCCGAACTCATTATAGGAT